CCTTTCCAATATCACCTGCGACATGATGGCGCACTGTTGAACCAAAGGGTAATTTCTTTACCCAATCTAATACTCTTTCTCCATCTGTCATATTAGATAATATTTTACCTGTATTTTTCCACGTAAATTTTACATATCCATTGGCGGCATAGCATGGTATTTTCTTCCATTGTTTCCACTTAAACACTACAATAAATTTTCTATCTGGTCTAGCACATAAGGGACCAGCACTACCACCACAATTTGCACATTGAATATGGTCATGCTTATCAGCAGGGCAGGGCATGAGTTGCACACCATCTACTTTCCTTGCTGATGGATTTTCTTCTGCCCATACAGTAGGTATACCATCTTTAAAAGATTGTACTGCTTCTTCCTGTGTACTGGCAGAAAAATTAAGTGTTGTTCTCTTTGGCTTATTAAATCCAAACCCTTTCCATTTATCAGGTGGAAAATGAGAGTATGAAAAACTAATTCCATTTCTAGGCACAGCCTTTGCCAATGCTCTTGCATATTCTTCATCTACTTCTGAAGCTGTCTTTGCATCAACGGGTTTTAAGGGACACTTATCAGGACATGAGCCATACATATCTTGACCACCACTACGATATGTTTGTGGTATGTTACCTGTTTTTCTTTGGGTAGATACATCAAGAAATTTTATAGACATTTTATTTCCCCATGATTCGTAAAATTTCAGTTATCATATTTGATCTATTAGCTAAGATATTAAATTTATGTTTTGTATTTGTCAACTTTTTAAGGAACTCATTATGATCGTACCAAGAATTTTCTTTCTCAAACATATGCAGAAACGCTTCAGAAAATTCTTTTCGTTTAACAGTCGTCTTAGTTAGTGAGGGATTGCATGAAGCATACTCTATTTGTCTCAATTTATATAAAGTATTTTCTATGTGTGGTAAATTATTTCTATTAATAATAAATTTACCATCTTTGAAGTCTCTATTACCGCCATTGGCTGTATCTCTAGTGCTAGAACCTTGTGCTATACCAATCAATATACCTGCAGTAACAGGGTTGGCCTCCAATATTTGCAAAAACTTTTCGTAATTTTTGTTACCATTCTCAGCATAGAAGTGAGCAAAGTCTAATAAACTCCAGTTCTTTTGATTGGAATTTAATACACCAATTAATTTTGCAAATTTAGGATCAACAATTATTACCCATATGGGATTACCAAGCATTAATGCAGCCTTATATCTATGTTGTCCATCAATAATCTTATAACATTTTTTCTTTGCATTCCAACAGATTACCATTGGAGCGCATTGTAAAAGATCAGGAGATATTTGCATACTTACATTTAAATTTCTAACATTTTTCATAGAAATTTTTCTGTTACAAACCAACATTTTTAGCTCATGATATAGCTTACTTGATGGTTTTATTTCTTTGTACTCTGGTTTTAACATGGGTAGTCCTTTCTTTGTTCTGGTGTATTGAATACGGCTACACCATAGACCGTAAATCTTTACTTTTTATTTTTTAAAATATTTGTTATTACAAATTGTATAATCTAAATAGACTATACAAGCTATTATAATTATTAAGCCCATCAAACTTAATAACATTTGTAAAATGAGTTCAAAGGGTAGCAATGTCCCACTCAATATCAGGAAAATTCCAACTAATATTCCTAATGTTACTGCTATTTTTTCAATCATAGTAAATTCTCCTATACAAATTTAATTGTGACTGATTTAACTACGCCGTCTTCTATCTCTGCATAGACAGGATACTCTCCATCACCATATCCTGTCGTAACGCATACTCCTAAACCTTCAGCGTGTTCATTAAATCTATTTTTAGTACGGTAACTCATTGATGTATGTAGTTTATTTCCCATTTCTTTAATCAAACTATTCCACAGATCATTACCATCAGCATCAAGTATGGTGCGTTGACTTGCATCATCAGGCAAGGTATAGCATGGATCACCTATAAAACACATACCTGCATCGACTCCGATTGAGCCTATTTTTATTTTACTCATAATTCACCTTTCAGGTTGACTGGTTTGATTTTCAAATCGGTTTGTCTGTAATTTATTTTGTCCTTATCTGTGGGCTGATCCAAGGGTTATGAAATTTTCAAAGTCTCTAATGTTTTTAGAGCTTTAGTTGCTTTTGGATCAACTGTACGTTTATTGTCACGATTGAACCGTTTAACAATGGAATCAAGAGCCTTTTGAATATCAGAAACGTCAAAATATTCTGTTTTCTCAGGTATTGGAAAAGACTCCCAAAATGGTTGCTTAAATGCTTCTTCTAGATCGTACTCAAGAGCATCGTCTCTTTTGTCTTTAGTGAATTTTCCACCTTCAAAATTAATAGGTGCAAAAGACATTGCCCATCTAACAAGACCGCCGCGATTTGCGTAGCCTTTAGGCATTGCATCGTGAACACGTTGCATTGGTCCCAAATCTCCGCAGTTTTCGACGTGTTTCATTGCAAACTTAGCACATTCCCATACAGAAGTTTGGGAGTTTTTGGATTGTCTTTGAAACGTATTTAGCCGTTTGTTAAAATCGTCAATTGTTTTAATAGTCATGGGTATGGTTCTCCTCTTTGGTAAAGGTCAGACCAGCCCACAAACAAGGACAAAAATTAAACCCAATAGGTGACTTACTAACCCGTCTGATAAGATTTAGCTTGTAGGTTCGCTGGCTTGATCGGTTTTCGCAGGTCAAGCGCATTGGCATTCCAGTCAGCTATCCCAAATATCGGGGCTTTCAAGAATTGACTTAGTACCCTGCAACTTGCTAGGTTGCCTGATAGCTAAGTCTGTTATAGGGTTTACAATTAGGGCGCACTTATCCCTAATACACCTACCTATGGTATATAATGGCGTTAGATTACACGCTCATTCGGTACATAGTACCGCATAAAGGGGGCTTTTAAACCCCCCTTAAACTGTAATATGTCTTACTTTTGATCTCCTATTAATGCGCCGCGCATTGTTTGCATCGTATGACCAATCGACGCGACCACTTCCTACAATATCATTAGCAGTTTTAATCCAACCTGTTCTAATTGGATCAGGAGTTACCCTATCAATCCTAGCAAATTGCGCTAGTCTTAGGGCGTGTTCGTATTTTTTACGCTCGCGCAATTCCTTACGCTCGCGTTTCCCTAGACGTGCCATTGTTAGCACTCCTTTATATATAATCAGGTTTTACATTAAATTTAATTAATCACCTAACACTAACCATAATAGCTATTTTGCAAATCATAGCAATAAAAAAGTGAGAAATATTCTTTCTTTGTTTATAGTATTTTTGAAATTATATTATAAATTTGAGTAATAATATTAGTAGGCATTTAAACGTCCTTAAAGGGGTCATAGCGGCCTATCTCTATTTTATGGTACCTAGTATCCTATTTTTCAAAGTACTATATTTGTTCTCCTATTGTTCCCGTTTTGTTCTACTGGAGATGTTCTCGTTTTGTTCTCTTTTGTTCTACGCTCATATCGTCATTGCAAATGAGAATCATTCTCAATATCGTCATATGCAAATGAGAATCATTCGCAGAAACGCTAGGGTTTGAGAATGAGAATCATTATTAATTAGCCAATATAGGCAAGAGCAGGAAGATTTAACTAATAATGATAATCATTCGCAACAACTATGGTGGTTTTTGCAATTAAGAATCATTATCAACTAGAATTGCAATTGAGAATCATTCGCAACTAGGGGGTGGGGAAAAAAACTCGGCAGTTACTTCGCAAAGTATAGTATCTAAGGTGGAGGAAAATTATCAAAAATAAAATCAATAAAAATATTTTTTAAAAGCGGCTATAAAGCTACTTTAAAGTTACTTTAATTTATATTATTATTATTTTTATTAATATTATATTTGCATATTAGTACTTTTTAGTGTATAATAGTACTATGAATATACTAGAAAGCACTAATGAGTATCTACAACCCTTTATTAATTTAAAAGGATTGTTAGATCAAAAAGTAAACCAAGAAGCTAATACAGATTTTATTACATTTGTTAGGATGATGGCCCCTATGTTGGTATCTGACTGGCGAATGGGTCGTCATATAGAAGTTATATCCGATAAGTTGAAAGACCTAGAGGATGGTACAATAAAAAGGCTGATGGTATTTCTACCACCACGCTCTTCAAAGTCTGTTATCTGCTCAAAGCTCTTTCCTGCTTGGTATATTGGTAGAAATCCTGAACATGAAATACTGACTGTATCCCATAGTGACCAGTTATCCTCTGATTTTGGCAGATCTGTTAGAGATATTGTCAATACAGAAGAATTTCAAAAGATATTTAAAGGAGTCTCTCTCAGGAGCGACGTAAGGGCCGCTGGTAAATGGAAGACAAACCAGAATGGTACGTACTATGCTGCTGGTGTACGCTCTCAAATAGCTGGACGTGGCGCACATATTGCTATATTGGATGATGTAATGTCTGAAGAGGATGCAATCAGTTCATCAGGTAGGAGATATATTAAAGAATGGTATCCTGCTGGACTAAGAACTCGTATTATGCCCAATGGTTCTATAGTTATAATCAATACACGCTATCATTATGATGACCTGTGCGGCTGGCTATTAAAACAACAGGAGAATATGGGAGAGTTTGAAACAATTCCTTGGGAAGTTATTAGAATACCTGCATGGGTAGACGATGATGCGTCAGAACTCTTGGGACTCCCTGTAGGCTCCAGCTAT